TCTGTAGATGGCCTCATTAGAAAAGGCGATTTGGATAAAACTTTTGAAGAGTCTCAGAAGGTTGCTGGTGGAGCAGTCATTGCTGCTGACCTTATGAAGCGTTTATCCATCGCTTTGCAAAAGCGCGGACATATCGCCATATTCATCTCTCAAGTTCGCGCTGATATTAAATTAGATCCTTATAGTAAAGCTCCGATTCGCCAAACAACCGCGACAGGTGGTAACGCTTTGTTACATTTTGCAAACTGGATTGTAGAGTTTGACGCTCGTTTCAAGGGAGATCTTATTCTTCAAGACGAAAAAGCTAATTACGACGAATATAAAAATCCATATATTGGTCACATCGTTAGGGTTACAGTCAAGAAGTCCCCTAACGAAAAAACTAATTCTGTCATTCGATATCCAATTCGATACGGCAGAAAGAACGGATCTTCTAATTGGATCGAAAAGGAAATCTTTGATTTTCTTTTGATGTGGGGCTTTGCAGAACAAAAGGGAGCTTGGATCAATTTCGATGAAGACTTTCTAAATATATTAAAAGACGCTGGCTTCCTTGATTTTCCTGAAAAAATTCAAGGCACAGCTAAGTTTGAATCTTTGATAAATGAAAATGAAACTCTAAAGAAATTTCTATTTAAATACATTAGCGATAACATACTAAATTTTACAGATGGAATTTCTGACTCTCAATAATAAAAAGAAACGCTGCAAAAATTTGAAGAATTATCTTATAGATTGGGATTCTTCAAGTAGGAGCAAGTTGCAAAAAAAGGTAAAAGATTTTTTATATAAATACTGGTCTCGTAGTATTGTATTCGAAGAGTTTCCTATCGTTGGCACTCGTTTGAGCTTGGACTTTTATAACGCCAATAAAAAGATAGCTATAGAAGTTCAAGGCAGACAACATCAGAAATACGTCGAATTCTTTCACGCAGATAGAATTAATTTTCTTCATCAATTAAAAAGAGATAGAAAGAAAGAAATCTTTTGTGAAAAGAATGGCATTATTCTTGTTACAATATTTGAAAACGAAGAAATCACAACTTCTTTATTTGAATCTCAAGGTGTAATATTATAATAATAAATGAAAAAAGAACAGAACTCAGAAAATTTTAAGCAGTTTAAAATACCTGAGAATTATTTTAATAAATTATTTGAGTTCACTGGGTCAGACGATTCATCTAAGGGATTTATAGTTGCTTACGTTTCTCAAGATGGCTGTCCAGTAATATATACTAAAGTTGCAAGTTCAATCGTAGAAATGGGATTGAGAAAAGCTTTAGAAAAATATTTAATTGAAGCCGAAAACAACGAAGAAAGTGTTGACATGAGCGACGAGTAGGTGTAACCTTCGTAAGAATGATCTTTTCTTACGAATTGGAAACACAGTTGCTCGCTGGATTGCTTAAATATCCAGAAAAGTATTTAGAAATATCGGCCTTCATTTCAGAAAAAGACTTTTGGAATGAAGGTTCTAAAATTAATCGTACCCTTTTTAAGGTACTAAAGCAAGCTGTCGAGAATGGAGAAAATATAGATGACATTGTTTTAACTCAACGTGTCAAAAGTTTAGGCATCTCATTCGAAGACAATATAGAGCCTTTAGATTACATCCAATCCCTCTCTCTTCGTAAAATCGCTAAAGACACTGTTCTGTCTACAGCGAAAGAACTTAAGAAGTTCACTATGAGACGAGAGATTTATTCTTGCTGTTCTGACATCGGCAAGAAAATGCGATCTCTTCCTTCTTCTACTGATTACGCTGGAATCATCCAAACAGCAGATGAGATTTATAATGGTCAAATTAATCTTTATGAAACAGGTGTAGACAAGCCCGTAAATATTTACGAGAATATGGAAAACCTTATTGAAGAGAGAGGAAATAATCCAATCGATCAATTTGGTTATGAAGGTCCGCATCCGAAGCTACAAGGTATGTACGGATCGTTGTTGAGACCGGGAAACATCACGGTTGTTGTTGCTCGTTCGGGCGTTGGCAAAACTCAGTTTTGTTTAGACTTCACGACAAAGGCTTGCGCTCGTTACGGTCTACCTCTTTTACATTTTGATAATGGCGAAATGAGCGAAGAAGAATTGATTAACCGCCAATGCGCTGCACTCAGCGGAGTTCCTTTGCATTTAATTGAAAGTGGAAACTGGCGTAAAGCTGGAGAATCTATCGTTGATAAAGTGAGATCTGTATGGGACAAAGTAAGAAAGCAAAAATTATTTTATTACAATGTCGGCGGCATGAATGTTGATGCTCAGATTAATCTTCTTAAGCGATTTTATTATTCTGAAGTTGGTCGTGGTAATCCTTTGGTTTTTAATTTTGATTATATTAAAACCACTTATGAAAACTCTTCAAACAATAAAAGCGAACATCAAGTTGTCGGTGAGCTAGTCGATAAATATAAGAAATGCATTCAACGCGAAATTGTCAGTGATTCTGGACCATGCATTTCGATGTTCACTTCAGTACAATCCAATCGAACAGGCATTGTAAATAATAGACAGTCCGCCAACATCGTAGACGACGAAAGCATTGTTTCTCTGTCTGATCGCATTACTCAGTTCTCATCACATATGTTTATTCTTCGCAACAAAACGAATGATGAACTTCAGAATGAAAAAGGATTTGGAACTCATAAATTCATTAACGTAAAAGCGAGACATTTGGGAAAAGATGTGTTTAGTGCAATTAATCCTGTAAAAATGCCAGATGGCAGTTTAAAGAAGAATTTTGTAAATCTAGATTTTAACAACTTCGCTATTACTGAAAAGGGTGATCTACGAGATATCGTAGATGGTCTAAGCGCAACTGCATCAGTATCAAATGATGGTGATGACGATGTTCCGAATCTTAGCTAACATGAATATAGATCAAGAAAAAATAGAAACTATTCTTAGTCAGTTAGGTTATAATCTTACTGATAGAGGTTCTTATTGGCAGACTAATGCTATCTATAGAGATGGCGACAATCGCACTGCTTTGCAAATCTGGAAAGATACCGGCATTTGGCGCGATTTCGTTGCAAATACCGGATACATGCCATTTAAAAAGCTTCTATCCCTAAGTGCAAGAGACAATGATGCCGAAGTAGATCAGTTGATTAAAGATTTAGAAAATAATGAAATATCAGATTTCGAACGAAAACCAATTCAAAAAATGCAAGTAGAACAATTTTTCGATCATGATGAAGTCGAAACGCTGCTTCCTCATTATAAGTTTTATAATAATAAAGGCATTTCAGACTCCACTCTGAAACTTTATAATGCTGGATTTTCCATGTCTGGAAAAATGAATGGACGATTTGTTTTTCCTGTTTATGATGAAAATTCTAAAGTGATTGGTATTACTGGTCGTCATCTTCTTTGGAAAGATACCAGTTCTATTTCTAAATGGAAACATATCGGCAAAAAGTCAAGCTGGATTTATCCTATTAATTTAAAAGTAAATGGCGAATCTAAATTTCAAAACGCCGTTGAAACTACAAAAGAAATAATTCTTATTGAAGGTATAGGTGACAGCTTGGCGTTATCTGAGCAAAATATATATAATCATCTTGTTGTATTTGGTCTTGAGATAAGTTCTAAACAAATCGCTTATCTGATGTCTCAGAATCTCAACAAGATTACTATATCTACAAACAATGATTCTGATAAAATTTCGAATAGAGGATTGGAAGCTGCGATTAAAATCTATCTTAAACTTACTAATTTCTTTGATGTTTCTAAATTAGAGATCAGACTGCCTGTTACAAAAGATTTTGGCGATATGCTTGAGAATGAAATATCTATCGATAGATGGAGAAATAAAAGAGTGAATCGTGTCAGTCAAATTGAATATATCATTAAGTATTTATATAATAACAAGGACAAAAGTTCATTCAACAAGATTGATATTTTAAAGAACTATAAAGAACAACTGAATGCCGAAAGAAACTCTATCTGCCAGCAAAATCAAGACGCTTAAAGCGTGTTCTTGGCAATATTGGTGCAAATATCACCTTAAGCTCCCCGATAAAACCAACAGTGGAGCTTTAAAAGGTGATACCGTGCATATTATTCTTGAATGTCTTGGCGCAAAAAGACACGAACATCATTATGATAAAATCATAAAAAACAAAAAAACTTTTGCTTCAAAGTCAGTCAAGCGTTTGATATTAAAACACATCAAAAGAAAACAGCTTAACTTAGAAGAAGACCTTGATGATATCTGTGAAATGGTATTAAAAGGTTTGTATTATGATTTTTTTGGTATAAAGAACGGCAGTCCAAGTGAAATCATTTCGGAAAAAGATTTTGAAATCACTGTCGAAGTCGAAGACATAAGTTACAAGATAAAAGGGTTCATTGATAAATTATTTATTTATGAAACTTCAAGTCTTGTATTGATTCGCGACTACAAAACAAATAAAAAGAAATACGAAGGCAAAGAAGTAACTGATAATCTTCAAGATTATATGTATACTCTTGCCATAAGAAAGCTATATCCTCATCTAAAAGATATTAAAATGGAATTCTTGTTCTTGAAACAAGACATGGATAATGGCGGCGTTATGCAAATGCAACCTAAAAATAAGTATGAGCTTTTAGGTTTTGAACACGAATTAACTGGCTATCAAAAATACGCTGATTCTTTTAACGATAAAACCGCTTTATCCAATATGGCGGCGAATCAAGGAATGCCTAAAGATGGTAGTTTTTCTGGAAAGCTTTTGTGCGGTTTTGCTAAACAGCCAAATCAAATAAAGAAAGATGGAACTCCTATGTGGTATTGCACATATAAGTTTCCATTTAATTATTTTGCTTTATATGATTCTAAAAAGAATCTAATCAAAACCGCTTTTAATAAAAAAGACTTAGTAAAGATTCAAAAATCTGATCAAAAAATAGTTGCCGAAAGTTATGCTGGATGTCCTTGCTGGAAAGAAGCCCCTCCACCAGAACCTCCTAAAAAGAAAGAGAATGATGAATTTGATCTTGACAGTTTCTGAAAGTTGGCGTATCTTCGTGCAGATATGCTGCCGTTGTTTAAATCGCATTATAGTATAGGAAAATCTATACTTACGTTAGACGATCCTAAAAAAGTAACAGAAAATGGTTCTGATAGCATATTTAAAATTGCTAAAGACAATTCTTTGAAACAGATTATTCTGGTTGAAGATTCGCTAATCGGTTTTTTCGAAGCTTATAAAAGGTCAAAGGAAATTGGTCTTGAATTAATTTTTGGATTGCGGCTTTCAATTAGAAACTCTTCTTTGGAAGACGACGCTAATTCTCAACACAAGGTAATAGTTTTCGCTAAAAACGCCAATGGCTGCAAACTGTTAAACCGTTTGTACTCAAAAGCTTTTTGCGACTTCTCTGGATTTCTAGATTCTCAATCCTTGAAAGAAGTCTGGCAGGAAAACGATTTAAAGCTTTGTATACCATTCTACGATTCTTTTATTCATGTAAATAATTTCTTATTTGCAAACTGTGTTCCAGATTTTTCTTTTACTAAACCAACTATGTTTATAGAAAGAAATGATCTTGCATTTGATTATCTATTAGAATCAAAGGTGAAAGAGTTTGCTTCAAATAATATATTAGACACGATGCTAACTAAAACCATTTATTACAATCAACGAAAAGATGCAAAAGCTTTTCAAACTTATAAAATTATTTGTAATCGTTCTATCGGTAAAGATCGAAATATGCAAAAACCAGAACTAAGTCATTTTTGCAGTGACGAATTCTGCTTTGAATCATGGAAAGAAAATCAAAATGCTACGCTTTAATAAAGAACAAAAATACATTTGTTTCGATTTTGAAACTTGTCATCTAAATCTTTTAGATTTAGAAAATAAACCTTGGCAACTTAGCTATCTCATAGCTGAAGGAACCAATATTATTCATCAATCTGATAATTATATTAAATGGAATCCACTCAATATGTCTCAGGATGCCATTACGATAACTCATTTTAGCT